TACCGGCCTCACGGCGCGCGTTTCCATCGCCTTGAGGCGGTCGTCTTGCGCTCGAATTTGGGTTAGGAGATAATCGCTCTCGGTGCTCATGCGACAGTTTGCAACTCCATAGAAATCGCCTCGTTGCCATCGTTGTCCTGGTCGATGTTTGCGCCCAGGATTTTTTGGGTGACTTCCACCCCGCTAAACCACAACACGCCGGTCACCAGATCTCCCACGTTGTAATCCCGGCCATAATATGCGCCGCTGGTCTGGATGACCTTATAATTAAATGTCTGCTGCGCCGCCTGGCGCTGCAACTCGGCAGAACCACGGTCGGTAAGCGTTTGATTGCTGGTGGTAGAAGGGGCGACATCGGTGGCGTTGACCACCACCTCGGTATCATTGTCGGCTGCCCCAGCTGAAGTGGGCGCGGGGGAGGCGAACTGGCGTGTGACGCCCTGCCCCTGGCCACCGACGATGGCGGCGGTTTTCTCATCCTGGCGGATGTACGAATAATCCGGCTCGCCCATATTGCCCATCGCCAAGGAAAACTTGACCGTGGCACTGCGATCAATGCCGCGTTGCCCCGCATACCAGCGGAACTCGAATGTGGCTGCGCCGGTCTCCACCAAATCGAAATCACCGCCGGTGATTTCAACCAGTTTCTGCATGTTTTCCAGCAGCGCCTCGAGCGAGCATTCCCAATTGAGCACAAAACCACCGGCGGCATCGGTCTGGATAGTAATGCCGGAAATCGTCCCGGCGCGCACGCGCCCGTTGGCAGTTAAGGCATTTGCGCCGGCGTTATAGCTGACCAAAGTCTTTAGAATGGTTTCAGCCGCCACGGCGGTGAACTGCGCTAAGCCCTCCAAACCATCATAATAGGCGACCACCCTGGTAGAGAGCAGCCACAGGATGCCAGGGCAGATGACGGTGATGATTTCATGATCGGTATATTTACGCGTGACGCCCAGCACCATGCCGACGAACTCCACATACCAATCCAGGCTGCGCTTGACGTTGCGCCGGTAGACTTTGACGAAATAGCGCGTCTGCAGGGCGGCCAGGTAAGGCGATGTGGCTAAAATGTCAAAGGTGCATGCGCCGGGCGCATTCACCTGCTTCGAAACTGAAAGCGCCAGGTGATCGGTGATTTGCGCCACCCCCACCCCGGCGGTATTTTCAATCACGATTTTGAACTCAACGCTCACGAATTTGTCCCGATGAAGCCCAAGGCGATCCACATAAAGTCGATGGTGGTCTTGGCGGCGGTCGCCGTCCAGGACAGCGCGAAATTCGAGGCGGTGGGTACAGCCCGTACTTTGACGTCCGATGCCGATAGAGGCGTAACGAAAACTACCGGGATAGTGGAATAAACCTCCGGGAAAGTCACAGTGACGCTGCCCGACGTCGCCGAACCGCCCGTCCAGTTTTTGACGCCGGTCTGGAAAAAGGTGGTCGCTCGGATAGGAATGCCAGTCGACCCGCCCGCCACGCCCAGGTTATCGTTGATGTCGCCGTTTTGATGCAGCCTATGGAAATTGGAAGCAAAGCCCAGGAAGCGGCGCTGGTCGGTGACTGAAATGACGCCCAAAGTCGTGACGGTCAAATCGGCCAGCTTGATATCATACGTTGTGCCTGGCGTCTGGACGATGGCTGGGATAGCCGCCGTGCCGTCGGCTGATGTGAGCAGCGTAATGCGCACCTCCCGCGTCAGCCAGGTAGAGCGCAGCACCACGCATTTGCCGGTCGTGCCGATAGCCGGGGTGGGAACTGCCAGCGTGGTATCGGCGGTCAACTGGTACGGGAAGCCATACACATTCGCCCATCCCTTTTCGATAGCCAGCGGAGTAGCCACGCCGGATACTTCAAGGTGATTATTGGCGACCGGATTAGGCACGACGCCACCCCAGCCGTAGCTGCTCAGGTAATTACCAATCAGCAGGCTGCGCCAGAGGTCAATCCAGCGGTTGAAATCGTATTTATTCAGCCCATCGCCGGCGACGCCGGTCGTCCAGAACATCGATTGCTCAGCCATATAAACTCTCCTAATTCAGAGTCAATTCAGACCTAATTCAGACCTAATTCAGAGTCACTTCAGAAATGCCCATAATCATCCATTCCGGTTGGGCAGCCACGCCGCGCGTCCACTGGATTTCCCAATGGGCTAAACCGCCGTTGTAGTACAGGCCAAACTCGACGTCCGAATGGGACAGGCAGGTGGCAATCAGCACGCTATCACGATCAAAAATTGAAGTTAAGGACGAGGCAAAAATTATCGGCTCTGTGCCGGATGTCCCCGAGGCGGCGGCCTTAATGATGCAGGTATTCACTTTGCAAGGCTTTTCCAACCTGTAATTGGTGTTCCCGGCCGTAGGCCAGACAGTGGCGCTGCCACCCTGGCGGTGCAAACAAATCTGCGATGCGTTTTGCAGGTAATACGGGTTATAAGTAAGATAATAATTGGCTGCCAAACTGATGATAGGTGCTGGGTCGGATGGCCCGAAACGATACGTCACCTCAGCCATCGTGAAATCTACCTCGTCACCAATCACCCCGCCGCCCAGTGGCGGCGCGGTCACTTCGCCTGGATTCCAGCCAATGCCTGGCCCGCCCAGTTTGGCTTTATGCACTGACCATTTAGCCTTGATGCGCGTATAGGCGGTATGCTGGGCGTTATCTGGCCATTGTTCTGCCAACCAATTGACCGCCCCGGCAGCATCCTGGCGGTAAAAAATCCCGCCAATCAATGCCGCCCCAATTTGCATAGTCACCTGCTCAGTAACGGTAGTCAGATATTGGAGATTATAAAGATTACCACGCTGGTCGGGCACTGCCTGCCCCATGTGCCCGGATGGGGTAAAGGGCGCAAAAAAAGCAGCGAAAATATCAGGCCAGCCCGCCACGTCAGGGATGGGCATGCCATCCCCGACTAAATCTGTCGGCCAAAACCACGAAATTTCGGTCATTTTGAACTCCTAAATGCCAATATACCGGTTATAAAACAGCATATCCACGCGTGTATCGACGGTGGCGGCCGTGCCGGTGACGGTAATGGTATTGATGTTCGATCCGCTGCGACCATGCTGCAAATGCCAGGCAGCAAGGTCGGATTCGCCGGTCAATTCGCCAATCAAATTCGTGCCATCCTGCAGGGTGACGGTCTTGAAACCATAGCGCAAATCGATAGTGATAGTGGCGCCTGCCGCCAGGCTGTACGAGCCAAAGTCTAAGATTTCGCCGGTGGTATCGTTGGAAATGACGATGGAATCAAATGGGCCGGTAATTTGTATGATGGGATATTCAAGCCAACTGCCAGCATAAGCAAGGTCAACGCTGGCCGACAAAATGACGCCACCGATATAGCTGGGAACTTCAGTGGGCACATTGAAGCCGCTAATGGCAATGCCGGCCAATTGGAGGGCATACGCCGAAGGGTCGAACCAAATCGGGTCGGCGGCGCGCAGCTTAACTGTGACCAAATCCCACGTCCCGCCTTCGTCGATATCGCTGGCCTGGTCAGACGACAACTCTAAGTCGCTGATGTAGTGAAAATAAATCGAACGTTTGAACGTCTCATCGTCAAAGCTCTGCACGGTCAGCAAGAGCGGGTCGTCGCTGGGCTTGAAAATATCCAGGATGTCCCGGCGCTTTTCCCAATATTCCAGCCCGCCGGCGGTTGGGAAGCCGAACACCAACGTCATTTCACGGGCTTCGAGGCGGAAGCCAAGGTCGGTGTCGCCGTGCTGCTGCGGGCCGCGCTCGGTAATACGCCGCACTGGCGGCATGCCCATACCAGAGTCGCCCAGCCAAAACCGCTGGGCAAAACCAGTCATATCGTGTTCCTGCAGATCTTCAGGCGTGATAATCCAAATAAGCGACTGTGGGATGAGTCTCATATCAAGCTCCGTATAATTCCTTGAGCCATTTATTATCCCTTAACACCAGAGTCAATCCAATGCCTAACCCTGTCGTTTGCCGTTCATCCAGATCAAGCACATAAAACGCGCTGAGCGCATGAACGATTTCGTGGATAATCGTTTCCACCTGGTGGTCGCCTGGAATTTCACCATCAATGTAAATTTTTTGTGTGCGATGTGCCACCCGGCCGAAATAATGCGTTTCGCCTTCGGTCAACTCAGTATAGACTTCCTTATCACCGTCTTCAACTAATAATATTTCATACTTTATCGGCCCAATAATGATATTCTGGTAATGTTTCACATCCCTCCTAATACGAACTGCGGCGATAGCGCGGCGTGGTCAACTTACTCACCATTTGAATCGTGCGCATATCCCCGGCCAGGCTGCGGTTGGGCGCGCCGGGCATATTATTTTGGTTGAGCGTATAACTGTAATTTTGAGTGACGCTTGCGCCAGTATTGTTATAACGCCCCATGCCGGCGGTCAAGCCTGCCCCAGCCTGCAAGCCCACCATGCTGCGCTCCAGCTTAGGGATATCCACCCTGGATAAATGCTCCATCTCATCCGAAATACCCACCAAGCCCATCTCAAACGGCGTCGGGCTGCCGGGCGTCAGCCAGTCTGGTAATTTCAGCTTTTTAAGTGAGTCGATAAAGTTTTGAACCCAGCCAATCACGGTATTGATGGCTGCACTGATACCGTCAAAAACGGCGGCAATAGGAGAGATGAATTGCTGGATTGCACCCCATACTAGCTCGAAGGCAATCTGCACGCCGGCCTTGAATAACTCAGCCTTGCCTTGGGCTGTGCCCATCAATTCTTGAACTTTGCTAAAGGCTTTCTCCCAATGCTCCTTGAAACTCAAGACACGCGTTTTGACGTCCTCGAAAAACGGTTTGACTTTAGTGTCCCACAACAGGCCCAAGATTTTACCAAACATCTCTATATTGGTGCGCACGCCGCCCATATTGGTCGTCCAGGCATATGCCAAAAAAGCCACGCCGGCAGCGATCAGCAGGATCGGGCCAAGCCCTAGTGCCATGATCAGGTTAAAACCCGCTACGGCAAATTTAGCGGCATTGATCACCCCGGTAAAGATCGCTACCACCGGCGAGAGCAGCCCCAGCGCCCATGTCATCACGCCCCACAGCACGTTGAGCGTCAATATGACGCCCACCAGGTATCCTAATTTGGTGGTCATATCATTCTCATCCCACCATGTCTTAAAAGTGCTGAGTGCCGGCTCGATAAATTTTTTATAGAACTCGTCCCATATAGTGGTGAACTCCTCCCATTTATCCTGCACGCGCTGGATAGCAGGCAGGATTTCCTTATCCCAGGCCTCGCGCACTGGTGCAAAGGCCTCTTTCAACTTTTCGTTGATCTTATTTTTCAACTCCTCCAGCTTTTTATTGATCACATTGTCGGCCGGCATAGGCGGCGCAGGGGGTGTACCCAGCTTTTTAGCGGCAGCACCAGCGCCACCGCCAGCGTCTCGTTTGGCTGCCTCGTCATCAATTTTCTTTTGCCAGGCAGCCAATTCGGTCAACTGCTTGACGATGGCTTCCTGGGCTTTCAATTGCGCCTGCAGCGGCTCCAGACCTTGCTGCGCCGTAACTAACGCCTCCTGGGCGGCGGCACTCTGCGCTTTGGTGGCAAATAAGCCAGCACGTCCGGCCTGGATTTCAGCCATCTTGGTGCGCAGGGCTTCCTTGCTGGCCCCCGAAGTGATCATGGCGTTATATTCCGCCACCAGCTTATTCAATGCCTGCGACTCAGCCGTCTCTTTATTGCGCAAGTCCAGCAGCGCCTGTTCTGCTTGGCGTACATCCTCGGTGGCCTTGGATAGGCTGAATTGCTTTTCTATCAACTCGGCCACTTCGCTGCCAAACATCTTTGTCTTGCTGGCCACCAGGCTGAACAATTCGCTCTGATCCGCCCCGCCGGCCAGCACCTTAGCGGTTAGCTTGCTGATGTCGATCATCGCTCCGGCGGCTTTAACATCGCTGCCCAAGGCATACTGCAGCGCCTGCTGCAGCGGTTTCTGTACGGCATCTAGGACAGAAAAATCGGCATCCTTGAAGCCCTCCAGATACGATTTGAAAGCACCGGCACCCCAGGCATCTAGATTAGGCGCAACTTTAGGAGGACTGCCGGGTGCCAAGAACCAACTCAGAATGCCGCCGATAAAGTCCATGGCCGCCACCAACGTATCGGAAGCGCCCTGGATCATGCCGCTGGCAAATTGGGTGACGATATTGACGCCCCACACAAAAGCATCTAAGGCCTTATCCATCATCTTGTCGCCGAAGGCCTCGATATCGGTCATGAATTTTTGGAAAGCGGCATCCTCGTGCGCCATCGCCTGGCCCACCTGCTCGCGCACATTGTCGGGGATGGTTGCCAGAATCGCAGTATTATTCTTGGCCTGGTTGACCATAGCGGACAACTTTTCGCCAAAGCCCTGCAGCGGCTCGGTGAGCGCATCCAGCGCCACACCGATGGACTTAAACACGCGTGAGTCCACGATAGCCATGCCGGCTTCCAGTAATCCGCCCAAGGCGGAAGTTACATTTTCGGCGGCGTCTTTGAAAAGGTTGCCAGCGGCAAAGAACATCACATCGTGCATGGTGGACTTCAGGCCGCCCAGGGTCTTGCTGGCGCGCTCGGCCGCCGGGCCGATATACTTATCGGTATACTCCACCAGCGCCTTGGAAACTTCCTCGAATGTCAACTGTCCTGTTTCCAGGGCTTCGTTGACTTCCTTGACGCTCTTTTTTAAAGTCAGGCCGAACACCTTTTCGAGGTCGAGGCCGGCCATCGCCAGATCCCGGATATCCCGCCCGGTGATCTTACCCACCAGGCTCATCTGGCTGAAGTTATAGCTCAGGCGCTCCAGGATGCCTGGAATGCCTTTATTGGCTGCCCCCAGATTAGTAATGGCCCGTGTCAACTCCAGGCTCATAGCCGAGGTCTGCCCAAAAGCCATATTCATACGGAACACGGCCATGATCTGGGCGTTTTCGAAGGGCGACTGGATGGAAAGCTGCTTGATCTTTTCCATCAAGTCCTCGGCGATAGGCGTACTGCGCGCCAAGGCATCGGTCATATTGTCGGTAACGCCCGAATACAGCAATTCGCGCGATACTAGCGTCTCGAGGCCCACCTGCATATCCTGCAGGCCTTCCACGGCCTGGATGCCGCTGCTGACAAAGTTTTTAACCGCCCCAACCGCCGTGTTGAAGGCCTGGGTCAGCAAATTGCCGAATAGCACGCCGGCAGTGATAGAGCGGTCGAGGTTAGGCGCGGTCTTATCCGCCAGCGTATTGCCTAACTGGTCGGCAATATTGGCGGCCGCATTCATGGCTTTCTGGAATTGATCGGCCCCTGCAGCGGTTAGATCGACACCAACGGGCTGTAGACTCATCTGCGCCTTCCGCCTGAACTGTGTTTAGGCCGGCTGGCCGCACGCTGCTTGCGCTCATTTTCAAAGGCAATGATGCCCTCGAATTGATTTTTCACTTGGTATGCGGCTACGATCATAGACTGCTGCCGTCCTTGCAACTTAAAAAAATCAAAAGTCGGGTATCCAGCCCACTCGGCGGCGAAAATCCATTCTAACTCAGTGGCATACCTAAACCCCGATTTGCCGGTCGCACATTGAAAAACATCACGCCCCAGGTATGTCGCCTGGAAAGGATTCCTTGGATTTTTCTATCTCCTCCGGGGTTGGCTGGCTGACCCCCGAAATCGCTTTAACTAAGGTGGAAATATCCTCGTCTGATATAATACAAAAATGGGTAACATAGAGATAATTATCGTTGCCTTTCAAGGGCACACCGTATTCTTCCTGCCACCATTCGCGCAATTCTTGCACCTCTTGCTTTTGCTCGTCATCCAGGTGGACGACCACGCCGCGCTTGATCATCAATTCGCGGGAAATGCGATTCAAACGCTCATTGTATTCTTGTAAGGCCGCCACATAATCCGGGTGCGCCACGTTCGGCTCTTCCACTTCGCTGTCGCCATATTTGACTTTCTGAGTAGGCGGCCTTGGTTTGACGACCGTGTCTTTGGCTTCCAGCATGGTGAAAGGGCTGACTTTACGGATCAGCACCTGCTCGCCGTTTTCGAATGTGAACGGGGTTAATTCATTCTCGCGAACCATTGTTTTGCCTCCAGTTTTTGATTATGGGCGGGTTTTGAAGCCCGCCCATTGAAATTGAACTCATAATGCTTATGTGCGCCCGGCGATGCCCAAGAGCAGCACACCATCAAGCCCATTGCCAGCCAGGCCGGCCACGGCCAGGTTATTAGCCGCCACGCCAGAGTCGGTCTGCGGCGCAGCCAGGCGTCCGGCATAGTCTATGGTCGGGAAACCGACGATGCGCGGCTCGGATAGTAAGCCCCAATCCTTACCGCCATTCCAGGTGGCCAGAATACGACCCACCGGGGCAGTGGTATTGTGGGCAATATAACCGACTTCGTCATTGACCCACAAAATGTCGCGCACCGCGCCCGATCCTGAGCCGCTGAAAGTCAATTCCGCCCAGGATTTTGCACCGTTCAAAGAGTAGAAAACACGCCCGGTATCGAACGTGCCCACCCACAGACGCTTTTTATCCAGCACACCGATAGCGCGCAGGCTGTTGGCGGCCACCGGGCTGCTGGCGGCTACGGTAAAGGTGCGGCCGCGGTTTTGCGAGATGATGATCATGCCGTTCGTGCCACAGGCTGCCAGAGTATCGTCATGGCCATCGACGCGGTAAAGATCGGTGGATGTGGTGGCAGCGGCGTTGAGCGCCGTGACGCCGGTGGTGATATCGGTGGATTTATAGATATATCCGGTTAATGCGCTGAAGTAAACCTCACGCGGGCCGGCGACGTACACGTCGGTCAAGTCGGCACTGGCCTCGATTCCCGCTGTCACCTTGGTGAAAGCGCCCGGCAGGCCGGTATCGAAGTCGATGTCCGCCCAATAAATGGCGGTGGGCGCTACTACCACCAGGCGCTGCCCCACTACGGCGATGGCCACCGGATCTTCACTGGCGCCAATGCCGGCGATTGGGTATTGGTACGTCACGTTATTGACGATGGCGATGACTTCCGCCGGCAGGCCAGGACTACCACCGCCCGAACTCTTGGTGACCGCATACAGCCGGCCTGAGCCATCGTCCTCCGGGCCGCAGTTGCCGCACTGCACGTTGCTGCCGTACACTACGTCAACCACCTCGCGGTCGATCTGGGTGGCCGCTTGTTCGCCGAAGTTGAGCGATCCCACCGGATAAATCTCCGACAGCACGATGGTCAGTGCATCGGCAATCGGATCGTCGGCGTCGAAGGCCGTGCGGTCGCCCAGGTCTTTATCGGTCACCAGACCGTACGAGTAAACCAAGACGTAATCGCTCCAGCCAGATATAAAGTCGCTCAGGTCTTTGCATTGCCCGACCAGATCATAGGCGTTGAAAGCGCAGCCAATGCGCTGCAACTGGCGCGGGATAGAACCATGTTTCTCCCGCATGGTGATGGTCGCACCAGGCAAGTCCGCCGGAGTAATAGAGCGCGCCACCAGCCGATACAACCCCTGGCGGCGAGGGTCATGCACCCATTGGGGGTCGACCCCGCCGATTTCAGGGCTGCTGACTCCGCCGATCATCATGTACTGGGCATCCTGGCCAGCATAAGCCACGGGATTATTAGGGCGCGGCCCGCCGAACTGGATGAAATTCCGTATATGACGAGATAGTACAACTTCGTCGGCATTCACATTATTAGCCATTTCGTAAAACTCCTTTCACAAGATTGCCGGGCCGAGCCGGCCGTTATGGCGCAAATCCGTGCAGGATGCGCGCATTGAGCAACTCGCGATATGCATAAACCTGCCCGCGCCGTGTGCCCCAAGGATTAGTCAGGTCGTCCGGCGACACGGCTTGGAACTGCTCTTGGGATGCACCGGTATGGGCAAGGTCGAATTGCCAGCGGTAAAGCTCGCGGTTGGCGGTATCGCAGGCGCAAATGCGCCCGGATAACTCAGCCGCAGCCAAGATCGCCGTCAGGCGACCCATTCTTGCCTCCAGTTTTCCATTATCTTGCAGCGGGACGCCGGCGAAATAACGGATTTCGACGCGGTCGGGCGGGCGCTCATAGCGCCAATCAACACCCGTCCATGTCCCATTCTGCTGATCGTAGACTGATTTACCAACATCAACGATACCAAGTTCTGCATCGCGCATACCCACCCGGCCGATGGCGTAAGCCACCGCCGCCGGGTCGGTCGAGGTGTTGGGGTCGTAGAAACTCCACCATGGCCATGGTCTGGACTCCCAAATCAATTTAGCCTGGGCGGTGTCTAGCGCCGATCCGGTGGGATCACAAAAATGGCGATAAGCGTCCAGTGTGGAAACGTAATTATTGGCAGAAGATGCGTCCAATGCGGCAGGCGCAAATCCCTCATACAGGATCGGTTTGACCAGCAGCCAGGCCTTGCCTTTGACGGTGGCTGTGCCGGCGGCGATGCGCGTATAGATCGGTTTTATAGCCCAGGCAGCAGAGGCCGGCTCGCCATTCAGGCGGTCGGTAGCCGAGAATTGCAACTCGATTTGTGTAACGTCGGTGATCGTGGTGGCGAAGGTAATGGTAAAGGTTTCATCAAGGCCGTCGCCATCTTCATCGGTAAAAACTACCGCGATATTGGCCAAGATCAGCGTCCTGGTTTCAACACCGGCCTGTATGATCTTACCTTCATCGAGCGTGATCGTCATATAGCGCGAATCTGCGCCGGCATAACCGCGGCGCTCCACCTGGATATTGGGATAGCGTGGCCACTGGTGGGTTTCGATCTTGAAGTGTGGGCCAGGCGCATAACGCATGAGATTAATCAAGCGGCTTTCGGCCACATCGATAGCATCCTGGATGGCCGAGCGGCCGACGGCATCGGCGCTCTGCCAGTTGTATTTTTTGATTAAATCGTTACAACTCGAAGTGACCGGCGCATCCGGCCCGCCAAGGCCCCAAAAATGCCAGGGATTATATTGGATATTTTCGCGCCATTGCTCGACAGACAAGATGCTCATTAATTGTCATCCGAAATATACACAAAAGTCTCGTGATCGTCTGCGCCCAATTCTACCAGCACATTACCCAGCGCCAACTTGTTCTTGGTGCGCTTATAGCCCTTAGAAACCAAGAATTTAGCCACCGCTTCCAGGATATCGCCTGGAGCTTTGTAGGCGCCGCCGATCTCAGAGGCTGGCTCGCCGTAGGCATCCAGCGTTTCCTGCAGGTCGCTGAACTCTGCCATCAGCAGCTTGGCCGTGCCCTGATAATCAAGGGCCTTGGTTTGGGTTGGGATCAGCCAGTGCATGAAATCAGGCAGCATGCTGAGATATCCTGTGGATCACCAAAACTGCGCCGGCCATGCCCAGCCATTCCAGCAACCCGCCGCCCAGCAGCCAGGCTGCGATCCCTGAAAACCAAAAACTGAGACACAGCGGGCACATCAACCCAATGATGATCCAGGAATCCCAACCTAAGCGCCGGCCGACGAACTCGCGCAGCTTCGCCATAAAAAACCATGGCCCGTTTTCGATGGCGATAAAATACGCCAGGCGGTATACGGCCAAGGTCGCCAAGGCGAGGGCATAAAAACTCACCGTTTGCCTCGCCTGCGGTTGGCACTGACCGCGGATGGCGTGCTAGGAATTTCCAATTCCGGCTCGGCCTGATCTGGGTGATAGGCCTCGGTAGGCGGCACGGGCGGTTTGATCTTGTCTTTTGGCTTGATCACCGCCTCGGGCGGCGCTTCGGGTGGCTGAACTGCAGCCGTTTTGGCTGACTCAGCCTCGGGCGCAGAGGCGGCCGCCGGCTGGGCGGCTTCGCCTGGGCGTTCCACGCGCTGCCAGCGCCCGGTTATCAACAGGAATTCCACGTCGGCGGGCTGGGCATCGATAAAACGCACGGTAGGGTTGCGCCCGCCCCGATAGGAGCGGCCGTTGACGGTAAAAGAGATGGCGCCAGCATTGACGCCCACGTACTCCAGACGCACGGTGGCGGGATAAACGGTCTGTGATTGAGATGCAGGGGGTTGATTGGTCATGCCTAATTTTCCTTTCGCTTGTAGAATGATACCAGCAGCACCAGAGTCGCCGCAGCAGGGTGACATTTTTTCACCTCCGTCGAAATAGGCCTCATAACGCTTCCGCAGCAGGCTATTGATCTCCTGCTCGCCCTTAATGCGCCGCTGGCCGAGTTTCGAACGATACGTTAAGACTGGTTGCGGCAGGCGTGAACCGCAATGCCCATGGATTTGCATTTTCAGAAAAAAATCATGGTCTTCATACACCGGCAGCGTTTCGTCAAAACCGCCTATTTCAAGAGCCGTAGCACGCGCCATGAGCACAGTCACCGGATGCTGCATCTTGAAGGACGCCTGATCGAACTCGCCAGATTTGAAACGCTCCAATTTACCGGTGTCCAGCCACCAATCGGTATAGATATAACGCTCACCGTTCAGGATGATATACAGGCGCAGCATTTTCTCCAGGGCTTCTGGCTGCAGATAATCATCGGCGTCCAGGAAGAGCACTAATGGCGCTCTGGCGGCAGCCAGGCCGATATTGCGCGCCCGCCCGGCCCCATGGCCCTTGAGATTGACGGTATAAACGATAAATGCAAAACGCTCTAAACTGCCTGGTTTGAACTCCGAAACCGTGTTTTCGCCTTCATGATGCAGGGTATCATCCACAACGACCGCTTCCCATTGGCGAAAACTTTGCGCCATGAGCGATTCCAGGGCATCGATGGCATAACTGGTGTGGCCTGGCCCGACCGGGATGATCACCGAAATCAACGGATCGGCGTAAGATAGCGCCTTTTTCGTGCCGGTGGACGGTGCGCCCAATGGAAAGATCAAGTCATGCATCCAGGGTTTGTCGTCATCGATGGGCATATAAGGCTTCGTGCGGCTGGCCGAGCCAGCATGCCCGCGGTACAGGAACAGGCGCTCGTCGGTGGCGCGCTTGGCTTCGAAGCCATGTGCAATGCCGCGCGTCCAGAACTCGGTGTCCTCGCCCGGCGCATAACGCTGCTTGAAGCCGCCCTCCCGCTGCCACATTACACGCCGAAACATAGCTGCACTGGGGATGCAATTAGCCGGCGGATTGGTCACCTTCATCTGGATGGAAAAGTTGAACTGTGGCGGCCAATCGGTCATGGGGCCGATCTGTCCTTCAGGCGTGATGATCTGCAGCCCGGTATACACGATGCCCAGGGCGCGATCTTTTTGGATCTCCCGCCGGCAAATGCGCACGTATTCTGGGTGCAGTTTGTCGTCAGCGTCCAGGCAAATGACAAAGGGCTGCTGAGTCGCAGCAATGCCGTTGTTGCGGGCGGTGGCCACGCCCTGATTATCCTGGTAGATCGCTTTAACTGTTCCGGTGGCCTGATATTTTTCTATTTCAGTGCGGCTATTATCGGTCGAGCCGTCGTCCACCACGATGATTTCCTGCACTTTATCGCTCTGATCCAGCACGCTTTGGATGGCTTCGCCCACCCATTGGCCATAATTATAGCAAGGAACCACCACTGCCACGCCGCTCGCTTCCTTGATCGCATACACCGCGGCCAGCATGCGGGCATATTGCTGGATGGCCGCCGGCCAGGTGAACTGCTCGGCGCGCTGGCGGGCGGCCGCCGAAACCTGGCTACGGTTGCGCATCAGCCAATGATAACCAGCCTCCAACTCGTCAAAGTCACCCGGCTTGGCCAGGTAACCACTGATTTTATGCTCGACGATATCTGCCGTGCCGCCCCAATCAAAACCCAGCACCGGGACTCCCGAGGCAAGCGCCTCTAATGTGCCAATACCGAAAGTCTCCAGCGTGGTCGCCAGGTAAACGTCGGCTTCCTGGATCATGCGTTTCATTTCTTTAGCCGGTAGCGGGCCAGTCAACTCAAGGTTGGTAGGAATGACGGCCTTTTTAGGCGCAAAGGTAGAAACCACCCGCAGGCCGCGCTTGGCCAACGCCAAAGCCGGGGTGGGATCGCAAACATCGTCCGCCCTGCCTTTATTCCACAAGGCGTACCCCTGGGATGTATGTTGCGGTTTCCAGTCGGCGAGCTCGATACCGTGCGGGATCACCCAGGGATTGATACGCATATCGCGGCGGAATGGCAGCGCCACCCAACTGCTCGGCACGACCACGGCGCGCGCCTGTCGGGCGGCCTTGCTGATGTTGGCATTGGCTTTGTAATGCCAGCCAGCGTAAGCGTCATGGGGGACGTCCTCGAAATACAATCCATGACAGAACAGCACATCCACCTGGCGCGCCTGGGCGGTGGCGGCGTGCACGGCCACAATTTCGGCATCCTCTTCCCTGGCTACGAACTCAACGCCAAAGTGCGGCAGGTATTTATATTGTGCTGCCACCACCCGGCCGATGCCGTTCGAATCGGATATCTGGTCAAGGCCTGGAGTCAGATAAACTTTCAAGGCAGCCTCCGGGCGTGCAGGGTTTCAATCGAAAAAGCCACCGGTGCAAAGTCCAGCATGCGCTCCACGGCCTCCACTACGGCAGGCCAATTGTTAGAATGGTAATCGTGGAAAAGCATCCAGCCGCCCGGTCGTTTAACCCAGGGCAGCCAGGCTTCGATATCGCCGGCCACGCCCTCCGGGCTATGATCGCCGTCGATAAAAATCAAATCCAGCGCCCCATACTGCCAGGCGCGTCCGACTTGTTTCGAATCGCCTAAGATTTGGTTAGGCAACTGGCCGGTCATGCCGGCGTTCTGAAAGGCATTTCTTTCATTTTCCATCCCACCGGTTGGGCCGGATGGGCTGATATCGACCGTCCAGACAAACTTCGGATCAGCGCCGGCCTCGACGATAGCGAGGCCGCTCGTGCCTGCGCCCGCCCCGATATTGACAATTTGGGGCTTACCGGGCAAGCAATTATGCACCACGTCCCGCACGGCTACCTGCAGGGCGCGCACTTCCCATTCGAACAAAAAACCAAAGGCCTGTGACAAAGCGATAGCTGCATCGTTCATGCAGTCACCGCCTGGGGGGTATAACCCAGCCCATCCAACTCAGCAAAATCACTATCGCTAAGCTGGCGCGGCGGGTACATCCACGATCCATCGCGTTTGAACTCGCCTTTGTCGACCATAATTTGATAATTCAAAATCCAATTGCGCGTGCCGTAGACCTCCAGATCTGGTCGCTTGGACATACGGCGCGTGCCTTCCAATTCAAGCTGCCAGGGCGTTTCGCCAGCGATCAGCAAGCTGAGCAACTGGCTGCGCGAAAACACGCTGGCCTGCAACGACATCTGGTAAGGTGCGGGCGGGCAGCGGAATATATTGACTCCACTGACCGTCATCATATCCTGCAGCGGCACGCCGGCATTAACGCGATCGGTGGAAAGGTCGAAACGAAACATATCGGCCAATTTCACGATGCGCTCTACCGTACGCCAATGATCCATATTGACCTGCCTGCGCAGCCAGTAATCCTCAAGCAGGATGGCCACATAGTCATCCCGGCAAAACTCGGTCAGGTAAAGCATCAAGGCATCGCTCCAGCGGCTGGCAGGGTAATCCTCGAATCTTCCTAAAGAAATGAACTCAAAAGGTAAATCAAAGGTTGGTGCGGTAAAACCCACTATGGTTACATCGATTTCAGACGCGTATTTTTGCCACTGATGGGCGAAGCCCCGCAGTAGCCAATTGCGCCGGTCTGAAGTCATGCAAACGGTCTCCACGTTTTTGCCTCCAACAGGGGTGGGAGGCCCTCGGAATCACTGGAGGCAAAGCCATAACTCCGAAGACACTCCCATGATGATGCGGAAACTTACGCGGTCGGGGAGTAGTAGGAAGGCGAAGTGCTGTCGCCTGCCGTCTTGCCACCGTCCACGAAGTAAGCGCCGGTGGGACTCCAGTCCCGCTCGTGCTCCAGCGGGGTGTACTGGACGTCATCGATTCTAGCGGCCAGGTAAGGGGTCAAAAGCAAAAGCCGAGGCTCGGTCTTGGCCAAGATCTGGACGCAGAAATTGGTTGGCGGCTTGCGATGCCACAGGAAGCGCCCACCATCAGAAACATAGTAGGTATCGCCTGGGGCAAAGATGCGCGCCATATCTAGCGCCCCATTGGGGACGTCGTACTTGAAATACTCGAAATAAGTGACCGGCATTGCGCCCATTACAGTCATGGGCACAAAATAGATCGAGGATGCGAAGGAAGCGCCGGACTGCGATTCGGTAATGGCGTCGTCGATTACAACTTCCACTTTCTGCCCGTCGATCAGCAGATATTGGCCGGTGTAATTGTACATATCGCCGCGCATTTCGTCTCGCACGCGCTGCACATAACTGGAGTCGACAAACTGCGTCGACCCGGTGGGCACCAGGCCGGCTTCGCGGTATGTGGCATAGGTGATCGGCCAGACTTCGGTAAGCTCATAGAACATACCGAACGGCATGGCAACCACCCACTTGACCGGGTCAAGGCCGGCGCGCACCGCCAGGTATTTAAGGTTGCGGTGGGTATAGGTGATCAGGCGCACGATGCCGCTAGGGTTGGTCTTGATGTTCTGGTTGCCAAAAGAGTACACGACAGAGTCGGCCGCCGGGCAGGCAATGCCGGTTTCGGCGTCCCGGTAACCGTCGTTGATCAGGATATCCAGGCCATAGAAATATTTGCGCCCGCCGCCGGCAGTGTTGGAGGTTGGGTTGCCGGTGTAAAGCTCGCGGGCGAAATCCCGCGACCATGAAACACCCAACTCCCACAGCGCCTTGGCAATTTCGTTGTTGGCGATCTGCGATGCGTCCATGCCCGGCACGGTAGGCACGTTGGGGTTTTCGCCGGCCGAGGCCAGCGCATTGCCGTACACCATGAAGTCGGTGAACTCGCCGCGGTTGATGATCTTGCCGGCGCGATCCAGGTCGAATACCCTGGACTGGCGGCTCTGGCGGCCAAACACGAAACTATGCGTGCATAGCTTGGTCGTGCCGGCAGTGATGGGATCGTCGCACACCCCGGTCGGCTCGGAGCCGCTGGAAGCGGTCACACCGGTGATGATGCCAAACAGCGGGTTGGTTTCGATAGTTGGCCGGGTGGGCAGGCGATTGGCCAAGCCCAGCCTGGGCAGCACCATCGCCGAAAAGAGCGGCTTGGACAAGCCAAACGAACTAAAAAGTCCACCAGGGCCATGCCCATAGATCGTGGTAGGCGTGGATGACACCGCCTTTTCACGAACGGCGAGGCCGGCAGACTCAGCGATCACCGCCTCAGCCAATTTTTTATAATCAATAACTTGATCAGTCACTTAACACCTCCTGCTTAACGTTGGGTTGGGTTGCCGATCACGAACCCCGTGAATTCGGCCAAGGCAGAGTCGGGTTGCGGCATGAGTTTCAGCTTGGGATCGCCCTCTTTCAGGACGGTCTCATCTGACTCGCTGGCGCTGAAACCCCGCGCTTTTATGGCTTTGGGCAGGTTGCTGATCACCTCGTCCAAGGCCTCTTTTTGCTCTTTCAGGGTGGTTAACTCCTGGGTAAGCGCTTCATTTTGGGCGCGCAACTGCTCCATGGCAGTATCGGCCTCTTGGGCAGTGTCATCAGAGGCTTCCTTTTTGGCGGCCGGCATGACGGGTGGGTGCTGGCTTTTTTGCATCATAAACGCCATTTCATCCAATTTGTCAAAATATGGCCCAAAAACGTCGTCAAGCGCCCCGGCAAGCATATCGGCGAACTCATCCACCGTCACGTCGGCCAGGTAAACGTCCTGGGTTTCTTCTTCCTCTGCTGCGACCTCTTTCGGCTCGTCGGCTTTGGGTTTATCTTGCTTGGTGGTTTCGGTATCCTCGGCAGAGTCGTCTACCTCTTTGCTGTCGGCATCCGACTCTTCGGCATCAACTTCGGCGTCTACCTGGGCGGCAGTCGTTGTCTCTTCCGCACCATCGTCGCCGTCTAACTCCTTGAAGTCAACGCCAAGCTCGAGTAATTCCTTTTCGCTCGTGCCCGCCTTCAGCAGCACGTCGGCCACCAGCCGATCATCCTTGAGCAGGCCACGCAGCGCATCGACTTTCGCTTTCACAGTCGGCGGCATATCAGTCTCCTTTCACGGTTAACAAAGTATAGTCATTCGCTGCCCGGCCTACTGGGACGAGCGAGCGTTCGAACACAGTTATATTGTGGAACACCCCATTAGCGTCCGGCTCGTTGGCCGGATGGGTGAATCCAATCGAAACCCGCAGGTTGTGGGATTTTTCTTTGATTTTTTCAGCCACCCTGTCGTCCCGGAATGTGCCGGACTCTACCAGCATGCGCCCAAATAAAGCCCGGTAATCGCAGTCGCCCAATTCCGCCCCTTTGAAATGCCACCAGCGCAATGGGCCATAAGCCCCACTGGCATCACTGCGCTCCACATCGTTCGCTAATGCCTTGGTGGAAACGATCTCATGGTCTCTGTCCCGAAAAGCATTGGAGGAAATCAAAAGCCAACGGAGTTTACCGTCAGAGTCCTTGAATACCGAAACCGGGTGATCCAGCGCATCTGGCTCTGGTTGGCGCCCGGCCAGGCGGTCGACCACATCCTGCACGAATTCTTTGACCACCTGGCGCTTTTTCTTTTTGCGTTTAGGCATACCATAATGGCCCATGCCAAAGGAACTCATTAAGCCCCCAGGCCCGTGCGCCGGCACGCCGGTAGCATTAGCTGCGACTTCCTTTTCCTGCAGCGATGGCGGCCCCTTGGGGTCGACTTTCTTTTTCCAGGCGGCGACGATGCGACCCTTGATAGCTGCAACTTCGCTGGCGCTGTATTTGGCGGCATTTTTGGGCTTGTTGATGTAATTCCAGGCGGCGTGGATGTGCGCCGAAGTGTCGATGGGATATTTCTTATTCTTGGGATCGGCGAAAGTCACGTCGCCGTACTCGGACAAAGCCCGCTTTTTATCGGCTGCGCTGATATCCGGGCGTTCGGTGATTTCTTTGGTTAATAGCGGTGCGTCGTCCTTGTTGCTCTGCAGTGGGATGGTAATATGCTCTTTCCCCCACACCAGGTGTAATTCTCTGAATTGCAATGTCATCAACGGCGGCATAGCCATGCCTGCTCCGGGCGTCACATAAGACAGAGTCATGTGCGGTAAAAAGCCGTGCGCCGATGGCAGCGGCACGCCTTCCTTGGCCAGCGCCTCGACCACTTTCTGCCGCAACGCCGGCAAGTCGAGCGAGTCGATCAAGGCAATCACACACTCCTTATTGTCGTTTTCAGCATGCGCCATGAAGCGCCCCAGGCCGTTGACGGTGGCGTCCAGCATGGGCGACTCCAGCGCCAGGGCGCGTAGGGCAAGCTCGGCGCGTTGGCGCCCAGCAGCGTCGATGGCATCCGCATCGCCGAGGAAGGCTAAAGTCAAATGCATGTCATCCGCCGGCAGGCCGCCGGCGACCGCCAGCTTGCGGGCGATCTCTATGGGTGGGTAGAGCGCAACCATGGCCCCGTTATGAACTGCCGGATCGGCGG